TTATTTCAAAAAACAATAATTTGAGGGTTAACCTCGACTGTTTAAGGCGCAGTCTGCCTTTTAAAATTAAACCCTAGAGATTGGATTGAGTTTGAATCACGGATAAGAATCCCGACAGTTGTTCGTCTCTGTCCGACTTTTTGATATTAATGTTATCATTACAAATAAAATAAATGGTTATGTCAACGGCAAAATAATAATTTTATATTTTTATTGTTTAAACAGACGATAAACGACAGAACTTGCTCGCAAAACACTATCAAATACTATCATGCGTACACAACTACGCTGATTGTTGCATCTGCATCCGCACCTGCTAGGCTTACACAATGAATTTGCGTGCTTGTCGTCATTCTGTTGAAAGGAACTGCAACAAATGCTGCTGCATTGTAATCAGCGCTAACGACAACAGGATATGAACCGCTTGGAAATACGACCGACCAATTAATCGTATAAATTCCAGCTGCACTTCTTGTTAGAGAACCAACATTAAATGAATTCAAAACAGTAGCTGTTGATCCTGTGAAATAAATCCATGCTGCCGCAATAGGGCTAGGATGAAAAGTGGTCGCTAAACTTGTTGTAGCTGTAATATTAGCAGCAGTGAGTGAATTAACATGCGTCACATTATTTAGGCTATCAATTGTAAATGGGTTTGCGTTACTTCCTAATAAAAGAGATCCTGTACCATTTGGAACAATGCTAATGTTAGCATTAACGATATTGTTAACGATGCTGTTTGACGAAGCCGTTAAGTTTCCTGCAGTTACACCTGTTGTCCCTATTAAAACCACTCCCGTTAACGAATTAACATGCGTCACATTATTTAGGCTATCAATTGTAAATGGCATCACATTGCTTCCCAATAAAGCTGACCCAGTGCCGTTGGGAACAATGCTAATAGAGGCATTCACAAAATTATTAACGATGCTATTTGATGACATCGTTAAATTTCCTGCAGTAGTGCTTGTTGTTGTTATGGAGTTAACATTTGTAACATTATCGTTGGTATCAATTCTGATTGGAGTAGCATTGCTCCCTAAAAATAAATTACCTGCGGTAAATGGTATAACCGAAAGATTTCCAACAGTAGATGAAATCGTATTAGCAGTTAGATTTATATTTCCAGCCGTTAAGGATGTGAGGACTAAGTTGTTATTTACTGCAATTGTTGGATTGCCTGCCACGCCGTTGCCGTTTGTTATCGTAATATTTGTTCCGGCAATCAAAGTAACTGTTGACCAAGTCCCAACTCCTGTTCGGACAGCAAGACCAGTGGATGCCCCTAATGAATCTAAAGCAACGAGATCTGTATCTAGGGTAAACGTAAATGTTCCCGCCGATGTTATCGGGCTACCTGTAATTGTAAGGGCAGGGGATGTTGCAGAAACCGCCGCAACTGACGTTACAACCCCGCCGATGCCAACTCCAAATGGAACAAGATGCCAGGTGCCCGCAACCGTTGTATTATCTACAAGATAAAGATAAAAAATATTGCCATGAGCTACTGCCGTAATTAGACCTCCAGTATTATTTAGGATAGAAAAAGCATTTCCCCCAGAAAGATTGTTAAATATAACTGTTTGTCCGACCGAAGTCTGTGTAGCATCTGGCATCGTGATGTTAAATCCACCGCCTGTTGGCGTAACATCAATAATGTTTGCAACAACATTATTTGTATCTTGAAATTGAGCCCCCCAATTTAACGTTAAATTACCGTTTAATGTTATTGATAGATATGATTGAAGAGCAGTTTGGATTGCAAATCCACCAAAAACATTCGTATACGTACCCATTAAAGACCTCTAATTCTGAAAATTTTATTGAATATTTATTTTTGAATGGAAATAATTTTTTTATTGTTGGAGGCAAGCAATAAAGTTATTGCTTGCCTTTTTTTATCTATTGACCAAATGTATTGTGATTTATAAACACTTTCATCGGCATACTCGGATCGTTTAAAAAATGATCCATACCAGGTGTCGTATTTTGAACCCGAGAATTTTCTTTGTTATTGTTTTCACGTTCAATATCACCATAAATTTTCAATCTCTCATGTAAAACTAATCCCTCATGAAAGATAAATCCCTTGAGATGTGAAGGAAGGTGATGAGAATCTTCGCTCATCCGTTCTGGATGACGACTAATAGGGACAGGATCCCATCCTTTTCTCTTCATTTGAATCATACGTGAAACATCGGGTTTTCCCAAAACACTTTCTCGAACCCATCTATATTCAACATCGGGAGGAATGTCCGATTTATCAAAAAAAAGGGCATCTTGATATTGATTTTGCAAATTACGTCGGATATAAGCATCTCTACTTTCAGAAGCCCGTAATGTTTCAATTCTATTTTTTTCTGTCATTTAAAAATCTCCTAATAAGGTGAATATTCTCTTTTTTCTCTTTGAACTTTTTGATCACGGATCTTTTCTTTGATCCATTGTTCTTCTGTGACGCCAGCGTTCCGTGCCATTAACTTTTCAACATCACTTAATTTAACGCGCTGAGATTGAGGACTTCCAGGGGCAGGACCTCTTTTTATAGGAGCCACATGGGCTACATTAGATTGTCGTTCTTCTCTCATTACATTTCTCTCTTCATTAATTCCCCTAACAAAATTATTGATTTTGTCAAAATAACCTTTGCTAAAATATTCATTTTGTCTGCCACGTTTTTCCAAACTTGCATCCAAAGCTTCGGCATATGTTTGAACTTCTTCAGCTTTATCTGGATCGTAATAAGGTGAATTAGGATCAAACCATGGATTTGAACGAATCCATCTTTCAGCTTCTGCATTTATTTCAACAGCTGATTCTTCATAATTGCTTCTCTGTTGCTGCGCAGGGGCCCTATAATGTTCAGCCTCATATTGCCGAATCATCTCTTGCGCTTTCCAATTGTCTAGGGCTTTAATATCTGCAACTGTTGAATAAAGCTCGCTATCAGCTTCAATCACACCATCAATATCATTTAACTCTAAAGCTTTTTTCTTTGCTTCTTTTGCCTGGTCTAATTTTAATTTTAATGAATTTTCATAATGCGTTTGAGAAACTTGGTTTGAAGTTTGATTAAAACTTCTTAAATGATCATTTTCTTCCCTTAATTTTTGAGCTTCTGCAGCGATTCTATGTTTTTCACGCTGAATCTTAGCGAGCCTTTTCTTTTGTGCTTGCCACTTAATTTCTAAATCATCATCTACATCTTGATCACGCTGTTCATTTTCATTTTCTGGTTCATTATCACCAACAGCTTGCTCTGTAGAAGCCGCTTCTTGATGATCATCTTGTTGCGACCCTTCATCTGGCGCATCAACACGAAGGTTATCAATTATTTCTTGTGAAACTTCTTTGTTTTCCATTTTTAATCTCTTCTCACAACAGCTGGATCATCAATAACGCAAAGTATGCGGTCATCAGGTATCAGTTGCATCGGAACTTCTTTGTAAATAATTTGCGTACCTTCATTGCGAGGGATAATCACCCAATCTCCCACCTTGCACCAAGGTCCCGACTCCTTAAACCGTTCTTTGTGGACATAAGCTTCAGGTCCCATCGCAACAACCAAGGCTGTCATACTGCGATATCTATCTTCAGTTCGCACACTATCAGGAGCATACAAAGTAACTTCTTCACCTTGATCATTAACAATTTTTTTTACTTCTTCAGGGCGCGTATAAATCATGATCGCAAGGTGATATCCCGTTGGCCGAGGAGGATCAAATCCTAAATGTTTGCGCACAAATTCTTTAGCATCTTCTTCTTCGTGTGTTTCTATAAAGCTAATGGTAGAGTCAGTCATTATTATTATCCTTCATTATATTTTGTTGAGTTACTACTTATTGGTTCTTGTATGTCATCAAACAATTTCTTTAAAATCTCTTCTGCCTGAGTTAATCCCAGAATGTGCCCGCAAACAGATCGATAGTCGTCAAAAGACTGAACATTGCCGTTTATAAGGCGGTTCACATATTGTTCTTTTTGTTTTCTAATCCTTTGAAGAGCAACTTCATAAAATTTTGTTAACATTAATTATTTCTTTTAAGTACAATTTGATAGAAAGATCTATCTCTTGATAGAAAAACACATCGCTTTTCTTGTCAAAATCTATAAATTTACTATATTAATATCAATTATATGGGAAATTTGAAATAAAAAAAATCCCTGTTTTAAGTAACAGGGATTAAATTGAATGGGATAGAATTAGTATCCGCGCTTTAGTTTATGCATCATTGGAAGGCCGTGGCTATCTGCAACACCTTTTCTCATTTTCGCAGCTCCTCCGGCTGCGTATTTCCCTCTACAGACTTTTCCGCCTTTTCTGAATACGGTCCCATGGGATTCGTCTAGCGCTCCTGGATTTTTCATTTTCTGGCCTGTATGTGGAGGAACCCTTGAAGGATGAGTACCTACCATATCCTTTTCATAATTTATTCTTTTTAAATGAGTTGAAGGATGCGTTCCCATCATTTCTTGTTCATAAACAGTTCCCCCAGCTGCCTTGTGAACTCGGTGCCCATGATGCTTTGCATGATGCGCGTGATGAGCACGTCCGCCTTTGCGGAGAGTTTCTACATCCCTAATGCTTTCAAGGTTTAATTTATGTGTTGGAATATGCATTTTTGTTAATGATCCGCCCATAATATCATGAGGATGACCGCGGTCATCATGACGTTGATGTCTAACGCGTCCGCCATGCATCAGATGGCTTTCCTTTTTCAAGGCCGCTTCTGTTTTGTGAAGTCCTTCTTTTTGCACGTGATGCAAATGTGCCCTTTTTCTTTCTTTTCCTTCATGTTCATGATGAGCCTTATGCTTATGGTGTCCACCTTGCTTATAGCCTGGTGCCCTTTCATGTGAAGCTTCATGCATGCTGCCGCCTTCATGCATATGATGATGAACTTTATGTTTATGATGGTGCGTTACATGCCCACCTTTTTTAAATAGCCTCATATGCTCATGTCCTGGCGCACTCATGCTTTCAGGTTTTGTCATCTGGGTATGCATCATTTCTTCAAGCATCAGCCTTTTAGCTTTTTCTCGCATTGAATCTGAATTAGGATACCCTGCATAGTAATGCATCTCATCAAAGTCTTGTTTCATTGCCGTTCCTTCCATTCTAAATTAAATTGATCCATTCAATAGGATTCTTCGATTTTTATCTGTTATGATGCTTAAGATGCGATGTTTTTAAATGCGCAATTTGTTTTTCTTTTTCATTTTTGCCGGTCGCAATTTCTTTTTGTGTTTTCATCTTAAGTTTTTCAGTCTCAAATTTCAATTGTGATTTATGAATATCTGTTTCTGCTTTTAATTTTGATTCTTTATCTTTCAAAAGGGCAGCTTCCCTTCTTTGTTCGATATCTTCCATAAGTATTTGGTTTGGATCAATCGTTTGGGCTTGTTGTTGTTCTGCTTGTTGTGCCATTTGTTCTTGTATGGCCTGGGCACTCTTCAATGCAATTGCATTTTGAATTTCTGGATCTTGCAGCATTTCAGCATCGGGCATTTGCATCTGCATTTGCATTTGCATGTTAATTAAATATTCCATCGCATTGTGTTCTTGAATATGTGCCATAAGCTCATTAACAACACCTGGGCGCATTGTTTCTGGGATATTGTTAATTATATTTTGATCAGATAAAAAACCCATATGGGTTGCGCGATGGGAAAGATGGTCTTGCCATAATGCTGCTTTAATAGGCTTTCCGCTAAGGGCGCTCATATTTTCAGATATTGGATCAAGTGGCATTGCTTCCTCGGGTGCCGGAACAAGAACTTCATCAATATTATCTATCCGCATTGCCTCAAGAATGCGTTTGTTAACCTCACGCATATTATAAAATTGCGGCATTGCAATTGCTGTCTCTTGCAACGACTTTGCTTTAAATATTTTTTGTGTTTGCGTTGTGTTTTGCGGATCAGCAATTGGAATGATATGCATATTATCATTGAAATCTGCCCGCATAATAGCGGTTTCCCCCCCTGGAACTTTAAATGGGTAAGGTTCATCAGGTAAGACTTCCCCAAACAAGTCATACATAATCCGAAGCTCGTTACTTAAAGATTTGTAAAGACCTTCAAAAATTGCGCCTGGGGTTCTGTTAACAACTTCCAATAAGGCTAAAGTTGTTTGGACTGGAGCATTAACATTATTTTCAACGATTTGATTTTCAGAGGTCGCAGCTAAAATTTGCGTTTGCTGCATAATCTCATTTCGTAAATCTTTTAAAACTGGATCAGCGCCTAAATAAGGCATGGGTTTAATCGCATCATTAATGCTTAATCCACCCGTTTCAACATCAATGAATTCACCTGGCCCAATTGCTTTATCATTATTTTCAAGGCGAAGTCCCTTAACTTTAAGGCCCCCTGGGAAATTCTTTAATGTTCCAGCATCTACCAATTGCCGCAGCACTGACGTTAAGACAACGGCATTTGATCCTATCAAATGGGTCAACCCCATACCATATAGACCAAGTCCTGGCAGATAATTCCATTGGGTGAAATGTTCACGGCGCTTAAAAAACGGATCATCCATTTTCCAATTGCGTCGAAGGGAAAGAACTGTTTGATTTTGGGCACAAATCGTTACGATGTATGGCAGAGGAAGCGAAACTTTTTGAGACTTATGTTCGAAATAATCATATTCATCCAAAGCAAGCATGACATGAGATTCGTAAACATCATATAAGTTACCCTTCTCATAAACATTGAGATTGATACCTTCCATATACTGTAAAGCTTTTGTTGTTTCACTATCATCTTCTAATTGCTGCGTTACTCCTGGAAGGTCAATGTCACGATAAAATCCAGAAAGTTGACGTAACTTAATTTCTTGCTTTGTCAGAGACACCTTATGAGTTAAGCGATCTGAACTTAAAATGCTTACACAATTATTATCTACGATGAAATCTTGTGGATCTATAAACCGTGTTATCGGCAAATTCGTAATCGGATCAGTATATGTTTTTCTAAAACAACACCCAATGATCGGTAGATACATCAACAACCGGTCATTTTCAGGATAGTAATCCTTATCCATGGTTGTGAGGTAATAATTCACATATTCCTTTATCCGGTACCTTCTATCTTCTTCTTGTTGTGTCGGTTCCCCTTTGATTTTAAAGTCTGCGGGTCCGCAGCGAGGAAAGAGGTGAGGACGAACACGGGAATAAAATGTAATTGCAGCTGTCGAAAGCGTTGTATCGAAAGCACGGCATGCAGACATGAATGGAACATCTTTGAAATCTTCAAGCTTCCATCCCAGGTATTTAATACCCTTCAGGTAAGCTTGCTCCCATTCGTTCCGAGACTCCTTGTCTTGATCAATACCACTCATAATATTAGCTGCAATGCCAGAAAGCACACTATCAGGCATGTTTTCAGCTAAATTTTCATTGAATCTCAAAGTTGCTTTATCCGCACCCTCAGACATACCTTGCCCAATCTCATAAACGCTAGAACCATCTGGTAAATCTTCAATATGAGTAATAATCTCATCACTCATTGGGAGGGCATGCGCATTCTCAATAGATAATGGCATATCACTGGTAAAAGGTGATTGCTGCATTTTTAACTTTCGAGTGATTTTTGTTATTCTTGGATTAACAATTGAACTATTTTTATTAAAATGCCATATTCTTTTCAAGAATACAAATTTTAAGAAATGATTTTACTATGGCAAAAGCAAAAAAGAAGATTTTCAGTAACATTAAAGATCCTAAAGAAGTTCCTGCGATTAATTTTGACGAACTTTACGATAAAATGCAAGATTTTTTAGAAAAAAATAAAGATCATTATATCATGATCGCCTATAGTGATACAGATAATTACTTTATTTTGATTCAAAAAGAAAAATTAACAACGAAACATATCAACAACAACAATCCATTTCAACCATATGAACATGAACAAACGAAAGATCATGCCACATGTCTTGTGGTATGGGTATCCTACACAAGAATAGAACCTGATTTTGTAAAAGAGATTAAAAAGTTTAACGCTAGAGTTTTGAAGTTGCTACCTATGGATGATTTTAACGAGAAGATTAAGAAAAAATGTTAAGATTTAAATAATTTCTTCACTCATTTGTATGCTCCAAGATAGCGGAGCATACCTTCTCAAGAGCTTCGATAAAAAATCCCATTGATTCAGTAAAAATCTATCTAAATGAATACTATAATCTTTTTGAAGATCCATATGTCTCTTGTAAGCAAAGCCTAATATCTCTTTCAATCTCACGTTCTAACTCACGGCTTTCCCAAAAACCATAACGCTTCACACCATTTAATCAAGCAATAATATTTTCGTAATTTAAATATATTGATCACAATAGAGATTCCCGACGATGATCTCCTATTACAAATTCATCAATCCATTCACTCCTCTTCTTATCCTGTATACCATATTATTATTGAACCAATTATATCCAAAAGGATGCATGATAGTATCGCCACGCAAGTAATAACATTTATTTTTACAAGAAATCTTAACTCAGATAATATTTTATGCTGTTCATTCATAATGGATACCTATTTATAAGATAACCAACAATATAAATAAGCAATGCTGCAATCACGGCATTGATAAATGTTCTTATCATATGCAGATTTTTTATGGTTTCTCTATGTATATGCAAATCTAATGCTAACAAATGTAAATCATTTTCTATTTTATCTGTTTTATTATTTATACGAATCAACATCTCTTTCTGATCTTGTCCTAAGAGTTTTTGTTTTTCTTCTTCACCCACAATACGTTCCTAAATTAAAAAATTAATTATTAATCCAACGCCAACAATCAAACACAATACGTCGCGTCTCTCCATTATCACTTCGTCGAACAAAAGAAACCAATATACAAAAGCAATCCTACAATGCAAAAATTAAGCAATATCCTTAACCCATTCATTAACTCCATATGCATCACTTGGGATCGTATCTCTTTTTTTAATGCGGTCAACTGATCAGATATGTCATCCGTTTTAGAAAAAAGGCGTTTTAAATATTTTTCCTCTAAAATCTGCGCAAGCATTCCATAATCAAATTCTGACTTGTCCGTTAATTTAGTCATCGTGGTCTCCTCTGCATCTATATCTAATTTTTAACTTATGTTCAAATAAATTTAATACAATCGCTGTTTAATCCTTACTGATGTATCTCCGATTCCTTCATCCCCAGGGTTGTTGATCCATCCACTTAAATTCAAGCGTATTAAAATCTGGGTCATTGCATCTACAATATCACGTGACTTGCCAGCTGGAAACATCGCACAACAATCAACCAACAATTGTGAAGAAGGCCGTAAAAAAGTAAAATTAGGAGGTTGAGCCACTGCCCATACCTGCCCTGATTCAATCAAATGAGATACCTTCTTAACACGGTTTTGCTTATCTCCATGGCGTGCAGGATCAAATCCAATCGCCGGAATCCCAGCCCTCCGGAAATCTTGTACCAAAGATTGTCCCGACCCCTTACTTTCAATCAATACCATTGTCGGCTTGTGACACCCATCAGGCTGGACCGTCCCGACCCCCTTACTTCGATAATCTCGATGAAATTCTTGCGCCAGTTTTCTCAAGTCCGGATATTCGACATGGCCTCGCCAGGCATTTAACAAAATCACATTAGGTACTTTAAACTGATTATAAAAAACACCCATCGTTACACATGCAGAATAATCACTCGTGTCAGATCCACTAAAGGCTGTATCCCAAGATTGCACCACATATTCTATCCGCGGAGGAATAGTATCCTTCCACCATTTAAACCATTCCTTCTTGATAAATCCACCCTCTGCCGGAGCCGGACGTTGCTGAAATTGCCCCGCAACTGCATACTCATTTCCAAGTTCGCTCTTGCCTTCCTCAACTGCATGCTCATTCCAAAAATTAGGCCATAACAACTCATTTTCTTTTTTACGGGGATCTTCCCAGATAATTCCCTTTGTTGAGGGAAGCACAATCGTCTTACACCTACGTTTTTCCTCAAACTCCATGGGCAAGACCAATTTCACCCAGTTTTCATAAACATCCCTTTCTAAAATATATCCCGTAATATCTTTTTCATGCGTCCGTTGCTGGATGTTCAATAACACATCGTTCTCAGGATCATTCTTACGGGTCGACCAAGTTGACGTATACCAAAGCAACGTATCATCCAATATGACATCCGAAATCTGCTTTGTATGATTAGGATCATCCGTTACACGAACAGATCCACCTTCTCCCGTTAAAGCAGATCCAACAGATGCTGCAATTCGATACCCACCCCTGTCATTTTCAAAACGCATTTTTGTATTCTGGTCACCCACCAGTTTAAATCGATCTGCCCATCGCTCTTGATACCAAGGAGATGAAATCAACCGCCGCGTATGAACAGAATCACGGGTAGAAAGTGATTGGGCATAAGAAGCATACAGAAATTGTTCATTCGCCTTATGCAGCCAAACCCATGCTGGCCACATTACACTCACAAGCATGCTCTTCATAAATCGAGGAGGGATGTTGATCAAAAGCCGCTTTATCTGGCGACTGGTACAAGCCTCAAGATGCTCACAGATAGCTCCAATATGCCAACCTTCCCGAAAAGGCTTATCACCTTCAAGCGTATGCCAAGCCCGTTTTGTAAATTCATATAAGCTTACCTCAGAACCCTTGATGCTATGCACATGCTCAAAAGCATGCGCCATGAAAGATTCCCTTTCGGATTCTTCCATTTCTTGCAAAATTTGTGTATAGTCAATTTCAGACATGTAATTTTTATTAGGTTACAACTAAAGAATAACAATGAGACCAAATCTATCACAAGTAATTCCGAAAGTCCCGAAGAAGAAGGGATCCCTCAAAAATGCCCTTGAACAGCTTTATAGGGCTAAAACCGAACTTGCAATAGAACTCGTAGAACAATGCCAGGATTATTGGCCTGAGATCAATATGGCGTTGATTGACCGTGCTAGGGATGGCAACGTAACAGCTATTGCTTTGCTCTATAGCATCGTATTGCCAGATAAGAACACCATGAATGTGACCATCGAGAACAAGGATAGCAACGTTGGGAATTATTCAACACATGAGTTGATAGAATTGTGTGTGGCTTATAAAAGTTTTATGGGTGATAAGGGGCAAAAAGAAGGGCTTATAAACGTAAGCCCACATATAAAACCACACCCTTCAATTCTGCCTCCCCCCCCTCTCGACATAGGTACCTTTCCCTTGGCTGGGAAACCTGAAACCGAAACGCCAGTCGTATACGAAGCGCGCGCAAGCGAACCCATCAAGCCCATAGATCCACTTGATGAGCTCCACTTCACCTCACAGATCAACAGCAGGAGAGATACCAATGAACAATAATAGCTATAGCTTTTTAGACTTCCTGATCCAGAAAGAATATTTAAATGAAATTGACCCTCGACCTGGATGCATGATGATTGAGTTTGATATTACCGACAAGCCCATCAGTTCATCTATCGTCGATCAAATGGAAGTCATGATAGGTTACCCGGCAGAAGATAGAAAGATACGCTTCTACGACAATCCAGAAGCTTCTAAGCTGAAGGAACACTTCGTTGAGTACTGCGTAACGAATGACAATCCCTTGGCATTCACGCTCAAGACATTATAAGATATAATACACATTGACCTTCGAAAGCCCTTCCTAAAAAGGCTTTCTATCTTTGCTGTTTTCAAACGTATCCAAAACGTACCTTTTTATTGCAATTAAAAGTTGACTTGCAGACGAATTTGCAGTATAAATCCGCAATGACATTGAATTAAATTATAAAACAGAGAAAAATATTGCGTTTTAAAAAAGTCTATAAACATTCTATTCCTAAAAACAGACAAAAACTTAGTATTCGCATTCTAATGTTACAATCCTATCCAAAATCTAACTGAACAGTCATTCAATTAACTATACCGACCAGTATAGTTAACCGCTCAAAAACGCTTGATAAAAATAATAAAATAAAGCTAGCAAATCATTTCAGGTGTGATATACTGAAATTAAGCATTGCTAGAATACTTTTACGCATCCAAAACGAGATTCGTAGTATTCGTGGGCAGTTCGTAGTGCTTTTTTACTACGAACTCTAACCTTACCCACTATGGCCTGAACCCCATTTTTTCCAGTTCGTAGTATTCGTGCTCCTCGACAACCTTATTTCTCTTTCTTGACAGAATGCCAATGAGACAACATAAAATATCAGAAGGATACCGCTACGCACGAATACTACGAATATATAAAACATATATATATACTATATCCAGTAAGGAAAGAGTTCGTAGTAAATTTTTCGCACGAACCAGGCACGAATACTACGAATGCCCCCTTCAAACCCATATTCTCTCGTCCAAAATATTTATGCCAAAAACTTTCATCTTCCTTCAAGCTTGGCAATATTTCCTCTTTTGCAACAACTTATTCACAGTTACCTAATTTGTACAAAATCAACTATAATTAAAAACAAACCTAATTCTTTCAATAGGTTCATTCAAAAACAACACTTTAATTACAACCAGCGCTACAAATAGTTACAACCGAAAACCGATAATTACAACTGATTTTCGACTTATCCACAACCAAAAATTATTCACGTTGCTTTTTTTGTTTGAAAAAGTTATGATAAACTCAATTATTGACACAAAGTTGGCAAATTGGATCTCTTATCAGATGAAATCGATACAAAATTAAAAAAAGATGGGTGTAACTTTCTGCTAACGGTTGTAATTCCTGACGGCCTTGAGCCAACAAATGAAGACACAAGCCAATCTGAACCTGCCAAACTCCCCAAAGTTACAAACAATTATCGTAAAATACGAGATTCTCGAGGAACAAAGCAGACGGCGAATCGTGCGAACGCCGCCTTCTGCCAACGCAAGCGAATCTTAAAGAGCGGGCTTCCTCCGTTGAAAGGCACGATTTAACATTGATTAAGTAACGATTTTTCTTATTTATGTTACCTAACGCAAAACAACTAATATTTATGAAATTTACGAAGAATTCCCTCATAAAATCTTGCGGGGAGTTGGATTATATGGTATATTTTAAGCTTCTGTGCGTTTTCTTCACTGGATGCATACAGAGCTAGATGGGGAAGCTTAAAAAATTTCCCTGTCTTTCTAACTTAACTTTCCTCGAGATCTTTTAGTTCATATCCCACTGCTGTTTTTGATATAAACGTTCAAGATCTATTATATCTTTACTACAGCAACAAAAGCACCACAGTCGTCTTTTCATGATTGATTTCGTATTCATATTTGATTTCGTATTCATATTTGATTTCGTATTCATATTTGATTGGCAAAAAAGGAAGTTTCATTTTCAACTGTCCGAGGGGATCGAACGCTTCAATGAATTCTTCCTATCTCGAGGAGCGCAAAAACTATTAAAGAAAGGACTCTTAATTAATCTCCTATAGCTTTTTACCACTCGAGACAGGAATAAGTCAATGTTGGATACTTTAGATATGCTCTATGGGCTTTAAAATGAAATTCTAATGAATTTTATTATCATTGAAAGCTATAAATCAGAGCGCTCTGTGCATTCCATAATAGTTTGGTTCAGATGGTTCCACGATTTACCACAACCCAAATCATCTTTTGAAACCCAACCGCAGTATTGACACAGATATTTTCTAACACACTCTAGAACCGACTCATGATTGTTTGGCAGCTTATCGATAATACCGCTTACTACTAATCGGGTATTGTATTCCAATAAGCTGATTGCGTCAGAAGTGTAGCTAAGGGAAGGGGTAACGCACAATGGTTGGTCAACAAGAGGTGTTCTAACACAAAATGAACCTTCATTAGGATCAGAGCTTGGAGATGGATAGAGATAGTAAACAGCGACCCCAACGCCAACAGTTACCACAGTTCCTACTGCGATCAGAGATTTTTTATGGTGGCCACACCAATCACGTGTATCTTCAAGGATAGATGAAGCTTCGGATTTAGAAATAGTTCCTGTGAGCATGAGACTGATACAACAACAGATGATAAAATGCTTAGCTAACTTCATTTTATAGATTCTTTATTTTGATAATATTAAGAGGGCGTGTGTAATATGCCCTCACACGCCCTCTTATATTCCCCTGTTTAGATATTCATCCATTAACTCAATAGGAGATCTTTATGATAAAATCTTTGAAAGATGAATGAACATCGCCTCCTAAATAGCATAGTATGCTCTTTTGTCAATCCGCAAAAGAAGGAAATTCTGTTGGGTTTTCCTCTTGAGGACTTTCATTTAATATGCGCTCTAGAGTATCAAGACGTGTTCTGATTGATTTAACAAGTTCCATAAGAAGGGTTCTATCATATACGAATAATTCTTTCGGCATCGGTTTATCCTTTCTATAAAATTATTTTTATCTCAAAATTCCTTTGAAATCCATTGCTTTTGTTGAATTGATAAATTAATTTTTAATTTTTGTTAAAATAAACGTTGCAACACTTAAAAATGTAAGATATTCTTTTTATATAGAGAGAAGGAGACAGAAATGTCTATCGAAGAGAAAAAGATAATTGAAGAAGAAGAAATTAATGAGATAGTTATAACAGGAATGACTTTTCAAGAGTGGATGCAACAGCAAGCTAACTTTATGCAGTAAAAATTAAGAGAGAAAGAAAAAAAAGATGGAAGATAAATTAAAAGATTTTGAGACAAATTGTATTGCTTTAGAGAAAGAATAACAATGCCAATCGAAAAAACTTTTAGAGATGTTTTTAAATATAATCTGCAAAGTTTTCTTCAAGACTGTTTAAATGACGTTCCTAATTCTATGCAAAAAATAATGGCGAAATTCATAAAAAATGTACAAAAAAGGGCAAAAATACTAGATAAATTTACTGATCGTTTAGATAAATTTTTTGAAGATTTATCGCAGGATGACATTTCTCCGAAAATTGTTGATTGTGTATTAGAGGAATCAATGTATTTAACTTTAAAATCTACTGTTAGATTTATAATTAATACAAGTAATTCAAACAAGAAAAAAATAAAAATAGAAATAAAAGCGTTAAAAAAGCTTATAAATGAGCAATTAGATGCAAGCCTAAGAAATTGCGAAGCATTGGACGGTTTTAAAAAGGAAAACAATGAAAATTAACACAAATGAATTCACTACCATACTTTTAAACAACACGGAAGAATTTGATCATTTTTTTTATGATTATCTCCACGGTTTCTCCTGCGGAGAAAACTCAACAGAAGATCAAGATGAGATATTTGATGAAATAACGAGGCAATTGCAAAATTGCAAAAAGCGTAAATTTGTTTAATCACTTTTAGGGGGAAAGGAGGCCACAAATGATTAAGTTATATAAAAAACTAGTTCAGGCAAGCCTGGAAATCATATAAACGGATAAATACACACATACAAACGCGTATTGTTTGTATGTGTCTTTACAGAAGAGAGACACAAAAAGGAAAAACAGATGAATGATAATAAGAAAGAAAATAAAATGATATGTTCAGATTATGCAAAGTCTTTAGATGAGAAAATTTCGAAAAAGTTAAAAAAATTAGGACATATGGATGATTCTATTGTGGATCACAAGCAGATTTATTTTGAGACTCTGATTGATCTTATGAATATTCTTATTCGCGAGCAACTTTGTTTATTATGCAATGAATCTCCTAATTGTGTAACAGATGGTGTTAAAGAGATTGTTCAAATCCGCCAAATTGTTAATACGCGATTAGACGCAGAACAAGATGTTATTTCACTCTGTGGATCTAAAGCAATTTTTTAAGTGAGCATTATGCCAAAAGCAAATCCAAAACACAATTTAGCTTATTTGTATCCACAGATTGCCAAAGAGTGGCACCCTACATTAAATGAAACAGATGCAAGTGATGTTGCTCCCTTTAGCACTCAACTTAGATGGTGGCAATGTAGCAAAGATCCTGCACATGTTTGGAAAGCACCTACAGTTAACCGCACAAAGCTGCGAGGAAGATGCCGTATATGCCCACGAACTGTGGGATGGGAGAGATCACTTGCCTTTCGATATCCCCATCTGCTAGCAGAATGGGATTATGAATTAAACGAAGGAAGCAATCCTTCTGAAATAGCAGGAAAGACAGAAAGACTATTCTTTTGGAAATGCGAAGTAGGCCATAGCTGGAAAACAAGAATATTAACCAGACTTAGGGATACCAGTTGTCCAGAATGTAGAAAAAAAAATAAGAAATGAATGAGAAGGTTGAAAAAATTGAACATTCTATTATTGATGCAACTTTCATCAAAAATTCAAATATATATGTGGAAGATTTAGCTCAATTTTTAAAAACCACACAACAAGCAATGGATATAATTATTAAAGAATATACGAACAAATCAGAAATAAACATTAGGGGGAAGGATGTTTAAAGAGCGAATCAAAAAATTGCAACAAAACGTCAATAAACTTAAGGTTCTAAAAATAAAAAATATTAATGTTGATGAATTAGAAAAAGAGTTAGAAAGTTTTGATAATATTCTTAAAGAAGTATCTCAAAATATTCTTAAAGAATATAACACCTTACGAAATCATATTAATTCGCAACTTACTGAGATTAACGAAAAATACCGTGACAGTGTCGCTCATATAATTCAAAATAGCATTTATGCGCACTCCGAAAATGATCATGAAGAATATGCTATGCTAAACAACATTATATGGAAAAGTATGCAGCGTTATACAAGTGATTTAAGCGATGAAGAAATAAAACATATTAAAGAGATTATGATAACTGTATATGAAAAAGTGAAGTCTAAGTTAGAAGAGAAACCATCTGTATTGCAATAAGGAATTATATGATTGAATTTAATTATGAAGACTTTTTCGAAAATGAGTTTGAGAATTTTAAAAATAATTTCTTAGAAAAGTTATTTGATGGAAATATTGGGAAGTGTTCTATAGAAAAAGAAGTAAGATTTTATAATGAAGCTTTGCTTTATAATTTAGATATGATTATGAGATTCGTAAAAAGTAATTTTTATTTTGATGAATTCGGAGAGAATATAAATCTTGATGATTTAAAACGAAGTTTAATTAATGAGATTAATGATAAAGCATCTGTGTATGAGATGCTATAATGCAAAAAGAAACCTGGGAACATTTTCTTCAATTGCCTAAACTTTATTACGTAGTCACACTGCGCGTAGCAGAAGAAGGATACAAATTTGAAGAACCGTTATACATATTTTTTATTCGAGAAAATGCAATTGAACGCCTAGATGAGCTTGACTTAATGCGTAGTAACTTTTATAAAGTTGTGAAGAGAAAGAAAAAGAATTCAAATGTTTCTCGAACAGATAGTCTTGTTCCCATAATCGAAGAGAGAAAGGAATATGAAGAAAAAATAAAAATAGAATATCCTCTTTTGTATAAGATAATTAAAAAATATAAATTACCCTATCGTTGTAATTTTAACTTTCGCTTTCAAATGATTCAAACAACGAACGATGAAATAGATTTAATAGAGAATTTTTAAAAGAAAGAAGAACAATGAAAAAAGATAAATATGAATTAGATGATGTAACTTTAGATAAAATAGAATTAGGCATTAAAACTACTTATGCTTTTGGTGACGGGGTTTCTTTGGCGCATCTAACGAAATCTGTTTTAACAACAACTTTAGCCCATCATATAAGATGTTGCACAAAGCTAGATATAGATAAAGAAAATACTTTGCATATGTTAGATGTTTTACAAAACTATTTTGATGAATTTATGGAAAAATTAAAAATCTCTATTGATCAGGATGATAAAAAGCCCATGGAATAACAAGAAAGAAAAACACTAATGAATAAAATAATAATAGAAAATGATATCGACAGAAAAATACAAATGTTAATTCTTGAAGAAATGAAATTAGGATTCAAAAAAAGTGAAATATTACGCTCTTTTATCAAAGCCCAATATGAATTAAAAGATGAGTTGATCAAAATGTTAGAATTTTACGAAGAAAGACTTTATGAGCTTTGCAAAGAAACTTTGATTACAGAAGATGTTTATTCACGAAAAATCTTAAAAGACACTATAGGGGCGGTATTTGAATCAGATTTGAATATAAAAACATGTGTGAAATTAATACGTTCTGTTTTTGATAATCTTTTAGAAGAAGAGGATTTATATTTATATGGTGATTGATTTAAATTATAAATTAAGTGACAAACGAATGTTACAAAAAGAAATTGTTGTATTTTTGAAAAAGAAACATACTTTGGAAATATCAAAGCAGATGTTTTTTAGAATTTTTTTGCATGAACTTTTTACGGATATGCGCGAACATTATTTATCTGATGAAGAAATAGATAATTTGTTGGTAGAAGTGATTGCACCACATGACCTTATCCTATTTGCAGCAAATACGAATTGAAACTCAATATGAAAGAAAAAAGAATGGTAAAGAAAAAATATACAACAGAATTTAAAAGAATAGTTGTTGCTGAGGCTTTTGCTGAAAACACATCAGTTGCGAAAGTGGCGATTAAATACAAGGTCACCCCAGCCATGGTATATAAATGGAAATATGCCTTTGATGCAGAGAACATGACTTTAGGAAATAAAGGTTCTCAAGAGCATAATTTTCAAATAACCATCGATTCTAATGCTGAAGCTATTCCGATACAGTTTTTGAAGAGGGAAGATGCCTATTCCAAAGAAAATATCTCCCATGGTGCAGCAGAAAGTCTGAATTTTCAAGAAATTAAACATTTATGCAGACTTTTGCAAATTGATATTGATTATTTAAGAAAACAATTGCATTATTTATTAATCCTTGTTTTTGCATTGCATCTTCCTTTTCTTGTTCTTATTTTACAAGATATTTATCATTTTATAATTCAATTTTTTAAATAGGAAATCAGTTTATGGAATTTTATAAATACCATTGGATTGAAACAATATCTGCACAGATTAAAGAATTTGGGAAAAGTTTATTCATCATAGGATTTCTAATAATTGGTAGCTTATGGGTTATTTTTCTTTTATATTTAGTGTTTTGTTTGATTTGTAAAATTATATCTTAAGGAGGATTTATGAAAGCTATTAAAGAAAGCAAAGATTTGTTTGATTTAATAAATGAACTTGAATCAAGTAATAATAAATTGGTTTTTATTGGTCGCATGATAGTCGGAAGTGCGTGGGCAATTTTCATATTATCTTTAGCCTATAGATTTTTTACAGAGGAAAAAATCATTGAATATATCTCAATATAATGCAGTTCATCATGATTTAGATTACATAACACGTATTTTAACAAAATTAAATAATCAGTATAATGATATAGTTTTAGAAAATGATCTAAATAAATTTGAAAAGTTTTTATCTCTGGCTAAATCGGCCTCAAGCATTTCATATTTAAATGAAGATCTGGTAGTTTATTATTTAATTTTAGAAATTTTTAATAATCAACAATATTTATTCCAATATAATTTGGATGGGATGAAAAAATTAAAAAAAGAAAAGTCCCTTATTAATTCAGGTAGTCTTATGTTCCATTCAAGAGCTTCATAAGATCAATTATTTTATTAATCCATATATTAGAGCTAATTATTCTTTATATGATTCATTAGCAAATCTAATTCTCTGTGGAGGAAAAGAAAAAGACAATAAATTTGATTTTCTTATTGAACTTGAAAAAAATAGAATTGATTTGCACAAAGAAATAACAAGCATAACTTTAAATCTAAAAGAAGCTTTTGCTTCTTTTTTCATTTCAACATATCAAAACATTTCTGAATTATCTTCTATTGTAACCCCTCTCTTTCATGGCGAAACTTTTGGAGCATTCTTTTCAAAACCTTTAGTATGCGAAATTGACGAAAAATACGTAGCTGAATTAACTTTTGTGAAAAGAAATAAAACTTTTGCTGATTTTTCAATATTATTAAGTGCTTTGAAATATTATAGCGACTTTTTTAAACAAAAAGAATATAACGATGATATATTTGTATTAGTAAATTATTATAAAATCATTTGGACTCTTCTAGATTTTATTGATTTTTATAATGGATGCATTTATAGATATGATTTATTTGAAAAAGAAAAATTAAAACATTTGCAAACTGAGGATCAAGTGATTTAACAAAATAAGTTTGGAAGCCATAGACAAGAAGGGCTTATAAAAATTTCATTGCAAAAAGACTTAACTTTTACAAAAATAAGATTTAACATAAATAATAAAAGTGTTGCAAATTTAAGATTAATTTAATATAAAATATGAAATTGATACTACAAAAAAGATTATCAAGTCTAGAATTGATTGATAGGTATATAATTGCGTGTCATTTAATCATATTTATCATATCATTATGTTTAATTTTAATTGAAACAATGTAAAAGAAAATGTATCTTAATAAAAAAGGTCGTTGGGTAAAATGGCGACATAAAACTGAAGAAGAACGAAAAGCAATTGTTCAAGAGTTTCTTATAACAGATTTGAAATTACTTGATTTTGCAAAGTCTGTTAATATGGCTCCTAAAAATATATATTATCTTTTAAGAAAATATGGATCCCAAGAAGAAATAAAAAGACATAGTCATCCTGATTTAGATGAGATTATACAGATACTTAAAGAATATTTTATTGCGGAAAAATTAGAAAAAAAGCAGATTTTACAAAAATATCAAATATCTTTAAGCAGCATAAATTTTTGGCTTAAGAATTTTATTATCGTTAACAAACCTCAGGGATGCGAAGTTTTGTTGGTAAATGAAAGGTGGAACAAAATAAAAAAATATAAGTCTAAACCTGACAAGAATAAAACAGAGAATAGTAAAAAAAATGCAATAATGACAAAATAATAAGTAAATAAAAATAAATATTAAAAATGAAATAAGAAGTTAATGAAAAGTCTTGATATTTATAGGATTTTAATGTATGAAAGATTTCATAACGCACAGCTTAAAAAAGAATAATTAAATGAAAAGTTTACGCAAACATATTTTAAAAAAAAGAAAAGAGTTAGGATTTACAGTTCAAGGACTCGCTGATAAAGCTAGTATCAGTAGATCCCATCTGACGAATGTTATGTATTTTAAAGGGCAGTTAACTGACGATCAGTTAAATGGATTAGCTAATGCTATGAATGAAGATGCTCTCTATCTTAAAATGCTCAGCGAAACATTAACTGCTGAAATGAAAGATTTGCTTTTCTCAGATTATGAAACTTATCGTTGGTTGCATGATAAATCTTTATTTCATAAATAAGACAAAGATCAAGTAAATAAATAATATAATAGATGCACTCTAAATTATTTGACTTTGCAATATCAAATATACCAGAGGTTTTAGAGTGCATTTTTAAGATAATCCTTTTTTAAGAATTATCAAATTTAATTTTGCTCCACTCTTTCGTCACTATATCTTGTGCTTCTTTTAGATTGTTCACTACATATAGCGGTATATTCACTTTCTCTGCCCATTGTTGAACTATTTTTTGATTTGGGGAAAGCTTTCCTTTGCCACTCTTAAATTCCATCATAAACGAATGCTTACCGATAAAGATATAATCAGGAATACCAGATATACGACCCATCCAGCTTTGTTTAAGCCCAAAGAGTGGCCGGTTCATTGCAAATTGATTGGGAACATGGAACCATATATAGGGAAAATCTTTCTGTAAAGTCTGTTCCCGTAAATATTGAGCAAATTCCACGCATAGTTGATCTTCACCGCCGAGTTTTAAGGCTCCCCCAATTTTATTAGATGGAATTAAAAGCTTTAAAAGATCTAATTTTAAAGACAATTCTAAAGCTTATGGTAAATTAATCGACATGGTTTTTTCATCAAAAACAGCAGCTTTGCATGAAGATAAAAATTGATATCCTTCAGAAGATTTTAAAAGGTTAACAATGCATTTTTTATTAGTATTATTGTTTTGAAAAATTAACCTTGCTTGAAATGCTTTCATTAACAATTCGCTAACTTGACATGTAATTGCTTCATTTTTAGGAAGATTTTCTCTTTGGCATTGAATATCGTTTCCATGACTAACAATTTTATATCCATTCTCTGCTCCCGCATTGATATGTATATCTATGTCGTTGGCATATGTGTTTCCCCCCTGGAGCATAATAATGAGTAAAAATGATTCAAATGCGGTTTTCATTCTATATTCCTTTAAGTTGAGAGTTTATAACCTGATAAAGACCAGTCGCGCCATAGCCCCATGGGTAACTCATTTTACCCCTTAGTAAACGAGTTTAGGTTATCATTATAGATATTTTAGATTAAAAACAGAAATAAATAATACAATTTATTCAATTTCCAGAGGTTTATAACAAAATTTAAAATATTCACACATCTTACATGTAAAAGGTTGTTTTTCGTTATCTCCTAACGTTCCAGGAATGTGATCTTCATAGCTTATGATCCTTTCAATTCTTATTAACACAGAATCAATATTACTCTGATTAGGCTTAACATACTCTATGTATCTCTCCCAATCTTTATTTTTATTTTGAACAATTATAATCCCATCATTTATTTTTAAATAGTACATATAAAGTCTAATTTGAGTAATATATTGTTGAAAGTTTTTTTCTAATAAACTCTTTTTTTCTATTTGAAAGGATTTTTCATTCATTTTTTTTCTTATAGGAGCAAAATATTTTTCCCCCATAGTTTTTATTTCAAGAACAAAAGGCTTATTTGTATGATCATAAATGATACCGTCTATATGACCTTGTAATTTCCCATCAAAAGCTGAAATGTATGATTGACGTTCTTCTACTCTGTAGCCAGCATTTATAAGCTTCTTAATCAACATTTCTTCAGCAGCATGCCCTCTTTCAAAGATTTCTTGTTTTTTACCGTATTCCTGCACTGTTTGAATCTTTTTTTTGTTAACAGTTCCTTTCCATTCCAACCATATTTTACGATCACATTCATATCCTAAGATAGAAGCCCCGATATAATCTCGAGACTTCTTTTCATCATTTTCATAATATGAAAGCCATATATAGTAATCAATATCGGCAAGGCGTTGGGTCATTTAAAATACTATTTCATCTTCAATAAAAGATGAAGATGCCTTAGTTGTTTTTGGTAAACTTTTGTAATCTTTTATATAATTATTTTCATGTCCTTGTTTATTAACAAAACTATCAATATCTACTATACATTCTTTTTTCAAAATCAAATCAGAATCAAAATTTATTGTTTCATCATCAAAATTTATATTTATATTTAATGCTTTCAACACTTTTTTTAATTTTTTATTTGCTTTTAATCGATCTTCTTCATTAGAACTCCAAAGTTTAAACACATTTTTAATTGTTCTTCCATTCTCTAACTGCCATTCAATCACAAAAATTTCTTCTGCTTTGTCTTGAATGATTGTATTTTTTATTTCAATTATTTTTGCTAGATAGGAACCTGATTGAATCAAGTCATTTTCATTTTTAAAAGATATTAAAGCCATTAGTTTTCTCCTTTAGTTTGTGGGGTTGTTTGAGCAGTAGGTTTAGTAGGTATGTAAAAATTATTTATAGCGGTATAGAATGTGTTCCACGCCTCCTCAGCATTATCAAAAGGAATAACCTCAGGAAGGTTGTATGTATTTTTAGCAATGAACAAACTTTCGCCAGATGTATATAATACTTTTCTAGCATCGCTTATTTTTTTGTTAATTTTTCCAAAACCACCAACTTCATCTTTAAATTTTAATTGATCAGTTACATAAAAGATTGTTGACGCCCAATGCCTAAAAATGTCTGCGCATTTATCATTAAGAGATAAGGCGTTCCAATTGTAATTCCCATGAACGGGATGCTTTCTTTCTCGAATTTGATCATGACCAGTAAGGATAATCATCATTTTTCTTTTTTCCCATAAGAATTGAAGCTTATCGCGGATTTGATGCCATAAAACCTTTGCATATTCATATCCCTTTCCATATTGAAGATCAGTAAGGGAAGCTACATTGCGTTCTTTTTTGATTTGATTTTCAATCAAAACATCCAAAGAACTTATTGAATCTATCACCACTGTTTTGAAATCATGTGGTTCATTAATAAGCAACGATAAGAAATCTAAAACTTGCTGAAAGGTTTCTAAAGGGCAATGAATACCTTCGCTTTCATTCGTCACCACCTTGTATTGCGCTAGGTTCTTATCCAAATCTAAAAAAATAGGATTTGGGGCAAACATGGCAAACCTTGATTTACCAATTCCATTGCGTCCATAAATTATAATTTTAGGCATTACAGGTGTAAATTTAGGCTTAGCTTCTTTAAAATTAACCATTATTCCTCCATTTCAATTGTTTCATTTATTTTATCTATTTCCTCTGTTTCTATTTCATTTAGAACTGAATTCCATTGAATTCGATATCCTCTGCTTTTTTTATTCTTTTCGATATCGATTTCATTATTCTCATGTAAAAATTTTAATATTCCTTCGAAAACATGTATTCCTACTTCAGAATTTATCATTTTATATAAATCTGACTTGCTTATCCATTTACCCTCTCTTGTTCTTTCTTTAATTTTAGTTTTGATCTTTTTTATTACTTTTTCATGTGGATTTTCAGAAAAGGTGCTTGCCATAGCTATGTTGTTTTTTAAGCAATGATAAGCGACTGCGACACCCCATTGAATATCATCTAAGCGAATGTAAGGCCACTTAGTTGTTATTTTTCTTTTTTTGTCGATACCTATGGGTACGTCCTTTTTTAAAGGAGCTGTGAGTAATGCCAATTTAACGGCTTGCTCAGCGATGTTTCCTAATAAAGAATCAACCTTTGTCTTTTCTCTATTTAGTTCCTGTTGAAGCGGCCGCACAGCCTCCCTAAACTGTTTAAACCAAGCAGACGCATCGTCTTCAAATATGGCTTTTCGAATAACATTTTCTTTTTTTAAATCTTCTAATTTTGTGATTAAACTTAAAGGGACATCATCATATAGATCTGTGTTCTCTTTGTAAGGCATCCCCGGTAAAACTTGAAAAATTAAAAAACGAGCAAGTAATCCAGATGTTGCAGAATGCGGTTTCAACACATCAACAATTTGCTCAGTAGTTGTGCTATAAATGTGCAGAAAAGGATCATCAACCTTTTCAACTTTATCACCTTTAATTGCATCTGTAGTTTGAAATTTGCAATTGTACAGCGATAACAACTTTTGTTCTATATTCTTCTCGTGAGAACTTGAATTTTTATTTTGAACATTTCCTAACAAATATGAAATTTCATCATTGTTAATAAACAAAGCACCTTTATTTTCATTCATTTGTCTCAGCAATCCTTGATGGGAACCAATTCCAGATACTAAAAAATTTTCTAGTTTTAGCTTCTTTAAAATTTGGTAAATACGAATTAATCCATTGTTTTTCCCTGATCTACTTGGTCCCATAACACATATGTATAGGTTTGTTCGGATAGAAGTAGGGCTTATAATCGTATTGCGTTTTAAGAATCCTATGATCGATAAACAAGCAGCTAATGAATATACAGGTTGAACAATATAAGAAGATTTATTTAGCCATTCAAACAACTCCATCATAACTGAACAAGGAACTTCAAAAATATTTCTAAGAACATATTTTTCTAATTTTTTTAAGACAACTTCTATTAAGTCTTCATTGTCACCAAAAACAGTCACATTTACTATTCTTTTTTTTATTTCAAGCTTTCTGTTCATCTCCTTTACTTCATGGCCAAGAGATTCTAATTTTAGCCCTCTATCTTTAGCCATGGAGTAAACAGAACCAATGGTTACACCATTTCCATTAAAGGTGCTCCATCTATAATTTGTTTCTTTTTGTCCTTTATATTTTGTTCCTCCACTTGACCATCGATCCCAAATGGAAAACCCTGACTCGCCTAATTCATTTTTTAGTGCCATTCCTACTTTGATCCATTCTATGTAATCAACATCAGCAGAAATAAATGAAAGTGCTCTTTCAATTTTGAATGTAATATTGTTTTGCAATTTTTCAGCAGAGGTTTGCAGAGGCTTTTGTATAATCAAAGTTCTTTTTGGTTTTTTAATTTTAGGATTCAATTGTTTGGAACTTAATAAATCTCCATGAAAACTATCTGCTCGAAAGAGGGTATTCGTATGAGCCGGTTGATAAGGATAAAAATAAACTTGAGCCGATTTTTGGGATACAGGATCAATTCCCCATGGTTTCCCAATTAATTCAAACCCACGTTCATATATATCATCCCATTCCTCTATTTTAGCAGCACCACAAAAAGGTATTATTAACCGCCATTTTAAATGCTCTTCAGTATGTGAAAATGTATGATACCAAAGATAAGTGATGTTTTTTGTTTCTAAAACTTTAATTACTTCGTTAATGGGGATTGGTTCACAATCTTTGTTATCAAAATCGAAAACCAATCCAGTCATAGACTTTATGTTTTCTTTTCCACGGGTGCGCCCAGGCAGATATTGAGTAAAAGAAAAACATTTTCTTCTATCGTTCTTAGTTTCACAAATATCAAAATAAAGCATGTTTTGTACGAATTGCTCGTATGTAAAAGCCCGTGGCGAAGGCTGCACATGCTTAATGCTTTCAAAGAAATCAAATTTAATCATTTAGATACCAAAAATGAACTGAGCATAAAATTGAAAGAAGTTAAAATATCAACTAAATAATAATGCTCTCTTCCATTTTCTATATATGTTTTAGCTCCTGATTTCTTTAAAAAACATTCGACATTATTTGGATTAATTTTAGGAAAATGCACCATTATTTCCTCTAAAGACAATGTAATTAAAATATTCTTTAAATTGTTTTTTTCTAAGGTTTTTAATAGATCATTTAACCCATTATAAAAATGCAGTAGATTTTCTACTGCTGTTTTACCTTTCTGAGTTAAAATTTTAAAACGTTCAAAATCATCCATTTAAGCTCACAAAATCATTAGTTATATTGAACAAATTTATTAAGTTAGCAGCTCAAATTTGTTCATTTAGTAGTATATTTTTGATAATAAATACTTAGAGGAATAAGTTGGTCGACAATCCACCATATTTTTAATAAATTTGGAACACAGAAATAAATTGTTCCACAAATCATATATGAAATGTTGTGGTATCCACTTCGTTCTTTCTTTTTTTGAAAACATTTATGGGCTTTTGCAAGCAATTCATGAAACAATTCTTGTTTATCAACCCGAATATAAAAAAGATCTTGGAGTTCTTCTATTGAAAACAGAAATTCTTTGCTTATTTCATTTCCAGATTTGCGATGGCAATTCCAATTTTTAAAAATATCTAAAGCTAGCATCCGAATAGAAATTTGATCGTTTAATTCACTAGAACTTATATGGATCATTTCATTGTTAAATGAGTCTTCTATTTTTTCATCGTATTCGTAGTTTAACATTTTTATTCCTTTTATTAGTTTTTACCAGATTTATTGATATAATTAATTAAATCTTTCAGCGGATATAAGTAATGATGACCTACTTTCTTGCAATTAGGTCCTGTTTTATTTCTTCTGGCCATATATAAAGCAGTCATACCAATTCGTAATTTACTCGCAACTTCTTTTGAAGTTAACATATGATCTAGATCGTTAGAATGATCCTTTTCTTCTATTTTTTGCAATGTATTATTTTCTGTTTCTTCTATCATTTGTTATCCTTAGCCCTTTGTTACTATGATTTGATATCATCTAAAAAATAAAAAACAGCAAAATTAAAATGATTTTTTTTAGGCCGACTTGAAATCTAAAAGATTTTTTGAACATAGGTTCTTGGGATACAAAGAACAAAAAAAATGCGCTATAGAAATCTATAGCGCAAAGAAATGTTCATTGTTTTGTTAAAATATTAATGATCTGACATTTGAAAGCATTGGAAGAACATACTTGTTAACTTTTGTTTGAGGCAAACAAAAAGCATTTTGCAAATATCTAGAGACTTTGCAATCTTCTTCATTTTTACTGCGCCAGTCTGCATCATTTGCAAAATTTTTAAAAATCATTTCTGCTTCTTTTTCGACATACAAACGAAAGAACATATTCACATCTTCATTTTTTCTAAAATCAATGTAAGCAGAATCATCTTTTTTAAATTCTTTAAAGAAAATATTCATACTATTTATTAAATCATCTTCTAAAAATTTAATATATGCACCATTTATCATTTCGAAATTGTTGTATAACAGTTCATAGAATTTACTTTCTGTTATGAATATGTCCGAAGATTGAACTGTTTTATTTATGGTATTAACAGAATGATAAGTTAGGTATAGATTTATATTAAATTCTGTCAGAAGTTGCTTAAAAAGCTTTACACATATGATTATTTTCTCTTTTTTTATAATGTCTTGAACTAAGATTATGCGTTCATGGGTATCTAAAAGCCCATCTGACAAGCGATCTTTATCTTTTTCGGAGATAAATATCCCTTCTTTGCAATAGTTTTTTAGATCGGCTTCATTTCTTATATATTCTTCATAATGTCTTAAATTCACTTCCTTCGATTTAAAAAAATAATCATTGATTGTTCTAAAAATTTGAGTAGTTCCGAAATCTTCATTGCAATACCTACGTACAAACGTAAGAAAACCACTCTGTAATATAATTTGCATATTTTTCCCTTGCATATTTTTTCCCTGTCTTTGCAATTTTAAAAATATTGAATAAATAGACTATATATGATAACTTTTTATGTTGAATGCATTATGGCCTCCGAATCCTGTATGCATTCAACTGTACCACTTTCTCATTCGTCGTCAACTAGTATAATTCACTATCTCTTACTATCTTCTAGTCATCTTTGGATACGTTCTGGATACGCGAAGAAATTTATGACTTGAAATCCATTGGGGATAATATGTTTAGTAAGTAGAGTAAGATATCTCCCATATCATGACCTTTATTCTTTCAAACTCTTTTCTATATTCATATTTTTTCAACAATTCCATTTGTATCAACGGTTTTGACAAGATTGACAAGCAGCTCCTTGTAGTTTATTCTATCGTTAAGTATCATCTAACAGCTAAATTTTTGGATACGTGGATGGATACGTAAAACAAGAAGGAACAAAAAAAATGGCAAAGCTTACAGATTCAATAATAGAAGCTTGTTTACCAAATTCTAAAGAATATTTTTTATGGGATGAACACATACCAGGATTTGGTTGTCGTATTTATCCTTCCGGCCAAAAGACCTATGTTTATAGATTTATTTCACCTATACGAAAGACCCGTCAGACGATAAAAATCGGAGATGTTAGGATTTTAAAAATAAAGGACGCACGAAATACGGCACAAGCCTATGGAATTCAAGTCTACAATCAAATAGATCCCATTTTAGAAAAAAATAAAAAAACAGAAACTGAAAAAAAGAAAATTAGTTTTTTAGAGTTTTGGGAAAGATATGAAAAAGAATATATTGATATAAACCATAAAGAAAGCACTAAAAGAGGTAATAAATGCAATATTAAAAGAATAAAAAAATATTTTAACAATATGAACCTTGATAGTATTTCTCCAAATGATATCTCAAATTTTAAATCATATATTTTAAACGAAACAAACTCTAAATCGGTATTTACAATTTCTCGTTCATTATTAAAATGTTTTTTTGATTATGCAGAATTATTAGGATATAGAAGTCGAAGAACAAATCCTTGTGATGATATAAAGGGGTGGCCAAGCGTACAAAGACAAACATTTCTTTCAGAGCATGAATTAATTCTGATAAAAAAAGAATTAGAACAAGAATTAAAACTAAAAAAAACATCAATATATATGATCTATGCTCTTTATTTTACTGTGTATACGGGACAAAGAAAAAGTGAAATCGCTAAATTAAAATGGCAAGATATTGATTTCAAAAAAAATACAGTTAATTTAACCGATAGCAAAACAGGGAAAAGACCATTTTATCTTAATCAAAAAGCATTAGATATTTTAAAAAAAGTACCGCGAATTGATAATAATCCTTATATTTTTTGTGGAAAGATAAATTGCATGCCGATTTCTAGAATAAATCGATTATGGAATAAAATTAGAAAAAACCTTGGATTAAAGAATGTCCGCATTCATGATTTGCGCCATTCTTTTGCAAGTTTTGCGGTCGAAAAAGGAATGGATCTTTATACTCTTTCGAAACTACTAGGACATAAGAGCATAAAATCAACAGAACGTTACGCTCATTTACGGCGAGAACATCTTGTAAAAGCTACAAATGAAATTTTCAAATAAGAAATTAATTAATTTAATTTACAAAATCGAAAACAAAACATTTGCGTTTTGTCTAAATTCGTGAAAAACTAAAAATAGTCGAGGCGACGCAGTGTTCGGACTACATCGCCTCTAACCATCAGCAATTAACCGGAAACAAGATGATGGCTAAATTCAAATTAAAGTACTTATATTGTTTTAGCAACATCGTTTTCCTATGTTTTGAGCCAAAAAAAAGGAAAAAGATTATGAAAATTGTTATTAAAAATATCTCCACTTTGCTTAAGCAACATGCAATAACTCCTCGCGATCAAAATCTGATTAATCAAAGAATCTCTCAACAAATCCACAGTTCACAGTCAATCAATAGTCATCTTGAAAAATATATTGAAACCTTACTAAAAAAATATGATATAAGTTATGTAGATATATATTCTTTAAATAGTAAAATTTGGATAGAAATAACAAAATTTAAATTCAACAATCAAAAAATAATAAATTCTGTAAGATATAAGATGTAGTTCTTATATCCGCAATCGTAAAATAATTTTAGGAATAAAAATGGAAAACAATATTAGCTTACAAGATAAATTTATAAGCATTTTAAGGGATGACCAATCTTTCTGTGTCGTTCATTTAGTCAATGGAGTTAAACTTCGAGGTGTTATCAAGCAATTTGATATGTATGTTATTCTTTTAGAATGGACAGATCGTGAAGTAGGCCAATCAATCCAGATTATCTATAAGCATGCTATCTCCACTATAGCTAAATACAATTCCCACATTGATAAAGAAGAATCTCGGCAAAAAACATATAATCCGAATATCAATAAGAGATAAGGATCATTCTTCCTGCGCGGCTCTCTCATCTTCCCTCACCTGAGGGAGGATCTGCTTAATAAAAGTCTGACGGGCTTGAGTTTTGTACTTTGTGGCATCTTTAGCTGTTCTAGCGCGCGCATGTTTGATAATGGAATCCACATATTTCGGACTTGATACAACCCGAGACAAAACATATGGCGAAAATGTTCCTATGGTACCTACAGAAATAAGATTGGTGAATAATTTACCAATTCTATCAAAATCTTCTTTTCTTAATGCTGAAGCGCTAGGATTAGCAAATTCCTTTCCAGCTTTATAATGACTTGCTGAAAGTTCAGCAAGTTCATGTAATTCTTGATAATTTTGTTTTCCTAACAATTCTTTTAACATACCTTGAGATGTGCTTTTTTTGTTAAACAGATTTGCAAGATTTGCATAGCTCATAACTCCATCAGCATTTGTTATTTGATCTAACACCACTTGCTGTAATTTGGCCTTTTTAAGTCCATTCATAACCTGTTTTGTCGCAGGGGAAGATCCTAATATACGCTCAAGTTCTTTGATATTTTGAACTGATCCCATATAGTTGTATGCTTCTTTTGGCATATGCCCTTCTTTTAGAGATTTAGCAAAGTCAGTTCGAATACGGTCTGCGACTTCATTTTTGTAAAATTTATTAGCTTCACGCCAATTGTTTAAAAAATCTTTGTTTGCAGTTGATGAGATATCTTTATCAATAGCGCTTATAAGAGAGTTCATAAAACCTTTAGCACCTCTGGCTTCTTCCCCATATTTGATATCACGCATAAAAGCAGATCGTTGTTGAATTAATTGATCTAAAGGAATATCGGGTGAATTGGTTTTTAAAGATTTTACAATGTTTTCAAAAACATATGGAGGATGCTTTTTTTGCAATTCTTTTAAATTTGTTCCTTTTGGAATTAAGCCCCACGCTTGTTCTAAGTCATCAATCTTATTAAGCATGAACTTCATATCAGATGAAGGAACAGATGCTGTTAATTTGCCCTTTAAATCCTTAATAGCATCCATTGTATGAGATGGCTTAACTTTGTCTTCTGGATTAAGGTATTGATGTGCTGAATCATAAAGTTCATCAGCTTTCTTTTCAGTTTTTAGAGCTTCCTTGCTTAATGTTTCTCGATATGTTTTTGAGACGCCTTCTTTTTCAAGTTTTTCTGGATTAACAGAATCAATATTTTTAACAACTTTATCAATCATTTTTTGATCAGAAGTTTTAACTTTATCAAAAAATTTTTCAGCAGACATAACACTTTTTAAATATGAATTATGAAGAAACGAAAGTAATTTACTATCTAATAAAGTATGAAGAGGCGCTTCAATCCCATGTTTCTTCGCAATTTCTATAGCTTTTTCATTAGGCTTTGCGCCAATCGATAAGACTTTTCCATAGAGCTCAGTTGGAGTTTTTGGAACTTTTTTTGCTACATTTATAGCTCCTTTAGTCAAACCAGCAGCACCTAAAGAAAGACCTAAAGCAGCTGGTGATCCTAAACCTTCTTCAGTAGCGCTCAACGTAGTTCCTGCAGCAGCGGCAGCGGCAAGATCTGAAGGTTTCGTTGCTCCAATAGCTCCTAATCCTTCCGCTAGTCCTTTTTTACTTAAAATAGAAGCTCCTTTAGCTAATGCCCCTGGTCCGAGAAGGGCCCCTGCAAATTCAGCTCCTTTAGCTAAGTGTTTCACTTCTTCAGGTGTTTCACCCATAATATGACTTAACTCTCGTTCAGCAGCTTCCGTAGCTGAAGGAATCAATGGTAATTCTTGTTTTTGTCCAGTTAATGTTTCATATCCTTTTTTTGCTAAGGCTAATGGATCAGGAACATAACTCGCAGGACGTCCCCTTCTTTGTTCAAATTCTTCAGCGGCATTAACAGCCATAGCCGGAATATTATAAGCAAGCGTAGCTGTATCAGGAATGGCACCTACGGCTCCTGCCATTGCTCCTTTAGCTAATGCCCCTGCTTTTTGCATGAATGAGGATTGCTGAGGGGGTGCAGTTTCTGAATCAATAAGATGTGCAAAAGGATCTTCTGTAGAAGATTCCTCAGGCATTGCAATCAAATGAACAAAAGGATCATTATTCGCCAATTTCCACCGCTCCTAATGCTCTAGCTTCAGCTATTTTATCGGGTTTAATTGGAACTTGACGACCATCTGGCAATCTCATCATAATTGGTTGAGAAGCGGCAGTTTGCGGAAGTTCAGGTTGCATTAAAGTTTCTTGAGACTCTTCTTCTTCCATACCTTCTTGTTCTAAAGGAATATATCCTTTTTTCCAGGAATTTTCGTATTTTACAGCCTCTCCAATGTTTTGTTCTGCACGTTTTTTTACCTTATCAGCTATAGCTTGAAAAGCATCATGGGTTAACACCCCATTTGGCGCAGCAGCTTTGATTTCTCTTTTTAAAATATCAGTAGCTGTTTTGCCAGCAAAGCCTTTAACGGTTTCAAGATTTAAATCGGCAGCTAATTTCTTTAATCTTTGAATAGCTGTTAATGTTTTTTTATCTGTGAATTGACGTGCAATCCTGCCTTTTAATGTATCTTCATGACCTTCTATCATATGAACAAAACTATCGCCAATATTTGGATGATCGGCGAATATACCTTCCATCTCATTAACAGTTTCGATAACATTTTTATATGCAGGAATTTGTTTTTTTGAATCCAATACCATCTTTCCAAAATCACTTTGCGTCTTTTTGGGTAAAGAGCTTAATGGAATACCTTCGCTTACATCCATTCCAGCAATATCTGCCCCAATTTGCCCCCTTTGTCCTAATTTTCTCTCTTCCATTCCAAGTCTGCCACGATGGTATCCCTGAGTTTCGGCAAGTTTCGCCTCTCTATGCTTTTGCAAAGTTTCTTGTTCTCTTTCACGTTGATGCGCCTTCATTGATTGAATAAGAGCTTGTTGGTGTAATTGCTTTTGAAGATGAGCTTGGCGTTGCATTTGATCTTGAATAACCGCATTTCGTTGTGCGATTTTATCTTCTTCTCCTTCATAAGCTTGAAATGCTGAACCTAAAGATTGATTTATCGCATTCAAAGTACCTGCAAATCCAGTACCATAACCAGGTTGTGTGACAGAACGGCCAAAAGCCATAGCTGCTTTCCCAAAAGCCCGCTTTTTCTCTTGTTCATCCATATTTAATGATTGCTTTGCTGCATAAATACCTGATTGGGTTCCGCTTTCTAATGGATTTTCTTCATTAGCCTGACCTTGATCAGAAAGTTGATGCAGATACGCCATAAGAGTTGGATCCATTACATTCCTCGATTAAATTTACGGTATTTCATATCAGTATTTTTTTGCTGCTTATTATGAGATTTAAACTTTAAATCTGAAAGCCCAAATATTTTCTTTTTTAAACGGGAAGAGGGATGAATTGCACCGCCTTCTTTATGCCCCGCATATTGTGCCATTCCATAAAGATTTGCAGCCAATCCTCCGATTTGCCCTGCTGCATTAACTTTAGCAACTTGTGGAGCAGGATTGTAAAGACCTTGCGCAGCAATGCCTTGTTGCGGAATACCTTGCATTAAACCAGCTTGTTGGACTGCCATTTGATGAGGATAAAAAGCTTGCCGTAAAAACTCTTGCCGATTTTCATTCATCACATTTTGTTTTTGCTGTTGTTGGAGGCCGCCAACATGGAGCAATTTATCAATATCTGCAATCTGGCCAGCTTGCGCATATCGACCTAATTCAGCTTGTCTTCGGGCACCTTCTAATTGCCTTAATTTATCTTGCGTAAAGAGCTGTCCGGCCTCCCCATAACCACTCATCAAAGCTTTATTTTGTTCCCGCAAAACAGCTTCTTCTAAATCACGGGTTGCCCGTCTTCTTTCTTCATCATGAGCAACGGATCTCTGTTGTCCAAGCCCTACAAATTGGGCTTGGATTTGCGGCAATATATTTTCTTTTAAAGTTCGACCCCCTAATTTCGATAATTGCTCAACAACATTAGCAATATATGGATTCATATACTCTTGTGCATGCGCCGGAAACTGAGCAACACCTTTACCAAGATTTCCTTCAGCAGCATGAAAATAAGGCTTATATTCACCGCTGCCTTTTGCTAGTCCAATAGCATGTTCAATATGTTCTGGAAATTGAGCAAGAACAGGACCTTCATAATGCGGATATTTATCTTGCGCTAAGGCCTGATTCCTTTCAGCAAATCTCCGATAAATATCTTCAAGCCAAGGAGGAAGAGCTTCTAATCCAATATTTAATCCAAAAGGCATTGTTATCTCCTTCCTGAGTTTCTTGACTTCATATAACTTGAAATACTCTTAGCTCTTGGAGGGAGACCTTGCTTTTGTCCTTTATGATGTCGAACAGAAGCAATATAATCATAAAACATTTGTGCACCTGCTTTATTATTACCGTCACCTTGTGCCGAAACAACATCGGCAGGAATCACAAACTCTCCATCTGATAATGCGGCGGGAATCTTATCGCCCTGTCCTGAGGTTGTTCCATCATAATAGCCACCTTCTTTATAATGTGGGTTAACATCTTTAAAGAATTTAGGATGATAAGCAGCCATTTGCCCTTCCAGGGCTTCTTGTTGATTAGGGACATTTAACCTTTCTCTTTCAAAAGGAGCAATATGACGAGGGCTTTGATCAGGTCTCCACATTTTTTGAAGGGCTCCAGGGCCCATTTGAGCTATAATTTCATCGAATGACGGTTCTCCAGGCGCTCGTTTCATTTTCTCTTTTCTCGCTAAGTTTCCCATAAGCGCTATAGGCAATAATAAATCTTTTAATCCTAAATCACCAAAGCCTCCTAATAAGTTCTTATCGCTACCTTTTGCCCCCGCGGCTTTCATTAAAGGATATAAACCTGCTCCGATGCCTAAAGGTTGCTTAGAGCCAGCTAAGGCTGCGCCCTTTCCTCCCCCTAAAAAAACATTTTCAGCATTGGCTTTTTGAGCTGCCCCTAAAATGCCCCCTGGTGCTGCGCCCCCAATCCCCCCAGCTTCAATGGCAGGATTGCCTGCCATTGCTCCATATAATCCTTTTGCCCCTTCCATAAATTCGCCGCCACCAATTTGCTGAAGTGCTTGACCAGCGTTCCCATAGCCAAGAGCGCCAAGTCCTTTACCTGCTAATGGCAATCCCCCTGCAATAAGACCTCCTATTCCTGCCCCTCGCATCATCAGTTTCATTGGATCTTTATGCTCAATTTGAGCTCTTCCAAAATTAGCAAGCGCACCTCCTATTGGTGCCCCGATCCCTGGCAAAAGAGCATTGCCAACTAATGCACCAACAACGGGAGCGGCTTTATGAAGAAGTTTTTTTGCATATTTCTTTAATTTTCTTCTTGCTCCAAATTGAGGAAGTCCAGTGATAGGATTGATATCCATTCCTTGAGAATAAGCTAATTGTTCTGCTTCTTCTGGATTAATATGAGCAAGAATAGTGTCTTCATCATCGCCATATTCCCGTAACATTTCCCCCATTTGACTAAAATTTTGAGGAGAAACAGAGCCTCCCTCTGCAAACCGTGACTGCATCATATTTTGGGTTGTAAACGGCGCTTGAGGATTAAGTTGAGGCGTTAGCATACTTGGATACAAAGGCGGCAACGAACTAACAGGAGATGGTTGCATTGGCATAGGATTCTCATTTGTCATCCCATATGCATAAGGCATCTGGTTTGGAGTATCCCCAGTTGGGCCATAATAGGAAGGCATTCTATTATTTTGACTTGTACCATAATACATCGGCATTTGATTAAACATTTTCATCCTCATTTGTATTGAAATTGTCGGCGTTTGAATTATTCATTACATAGAATACAGCAGTCGCCCAAGACTGCCAATCATTATATGAAATAGGACTAGGTGCATTATTAAGAAAAAAAGCTTCACTTTGCACCAGTCGATTTCCCCACGATTTCCAATCTGTCTCATCCAATAACATTGGAATATCGTTTTCTGAAAAATCGATAAATAAAGAAGCAGCCCAGTTACTTAAATTAATCCCTAATGGTAAGATCATGTTGCCCGCGCATCCCCTGTTCTATAGTAGACCAAACATTGGTTAATTTCGTAAAATCCTCCAACAACATTACTTTCAAATGTCAGATTCATTTCCCTACCTTGTACCCTTAGATCTATTTTTGTTGTTGTAGGAGTAAACGTATAAGGCCCTGAAGAAACAATAGGCCCACGTGCATAATCTTGCGTATTAACAGTTAAAGTCATATTTCCTGTCTGAATTAGGTCTGGTTCAAATCGATACAAATCAACCCATCGATCAACACCAGTCTCCCCCTGGATCAATTGCTGACCACGAAACATCTCCAGTTTGAATAAATGAATCAATAGCTGTTAAGACACCATTGATATTTTGATCCACGCCGGATTCATGTTGCCAAATTGAATAGGTTCCCCCGCCATTAGGCACGCTATCTGCCCATATAGGATCAGCAAAAGACTGTTCGAAATAAGCACTGCCTCTTGTTATATTTGTATCATACCAGCTGTTTTCACGCTTATTTAAAATAACTGCTCTATTACATTCAACATTGTTACCTGTTGGATAGAAAAACCAAATCTCGCCATATTGGCTTACTTTGGTGGCTATTACTTTGTTACGATATTGATAATTTAAACCTGTCGTCCCGTTGTTATAAAAGAAATAATTTAAGTTCATTTGGTTCGGG